CTCTGGCGCACTTCCAGAGGACTGTTTATGTCCTTCTTGACGCGCTTCTGGCGGGTCTTCCGCCCGTCGATCTTCTTCTTCGGCGGCGACATCAGTCCTCGCTGTGTTGGCTACGATAGCCTTCTCGAAAAGGGCTGTAGCAATATCGTGTGTGTTCTGTGCGCTGTGGCACAGGACCTTCGCCGGGAGAGAGCGCTGTAGCTCAATGGCTACGGAGCGCTTCTCGTCGGCTGTGAGGGAAGACCCTTGGATGTACTCCAGGGCCTTCATCATGTTGATTATGTCGATGATCATTTAGAACGGTGGGTCCTTATCAGGAGCCACGTTCCGTTTTCTTGATACGGGCGACAGCTTCATTTTCGTCAATCTCTCCGTTTAGCCATGCACGGAAGACTGGGATCAAATCTGGCGGTACATTGTTGTCCAAAGATTCGATGCCAACCTTAGGTCCGGTGCGTTTGTTACCCTCGTTGGGGTCTTTGAACTGCCAGACATGGGTGGTGTCAGTATCGGCATCACCCCCATCAGAGCTTTGGAAAAGGTTCTGGCCTTTCTGAGAGGTAAGCCAGAGATACCTACCTTTTCCGTTTGACTCAAAAGAGAACCCAAAGTCACCGATGAACATGTGGTGACTATTCTTGGGCTTGCTCAGAAGCTGCCCGTAGTTTGTCCACGTCCTCTTGGGAGCCTCAGCAGGCTGTTCTTGCGAAGCCTGTGGAACTGGCGGTTCAACCACTTCAGGCTGCGGGGCCATTTGAGGCTGCGGGGCCATTGTCGGTGGCGGGACTTGCTCACGTTGGGGTGCAGGGGGTGACCTGTAGTCCCAAGTGTCCATCAAGTTGCCTACGTCCGGGGATGACGGTGCGCCTGATGGTGTCCGTTCATTCTTGAACTGGTAGGTGGCAAACCTGTCGAACAGGTCCTCCATGCGGTTCCGATACTTCGGACCCAAGGAGGCTGCTGCGTCGAGGTATTCTTCGTATGCCTGCTTGCGCTCGGCATTGTTGTTCTTGATGTTCTCAAGTTGCCTATAGAGACCACGCAGTAGCGCACGGAACTCTTGGTCTGCTTCGCTCTGGATGCCAGCTTCGATCTTGGCGCGTTCACCGTCCATCATTTCCATGGTTTCACGGCGGGCGCGTTCGTTGCCTACGGGAGGGCTGTTAGCCTCCTCGAATGCCTGACGAACCTTGGCTGACTTGGCCATACGCTGGACCTTAGGCTTCTCGCCAGACTCCAATCGGTCCAACTGTATCTGGGCGCGCTTGGTGGCAATCTCAGCCTTCTTGAGGGCCTGCTGGCGCTTCTGGATTTCCAGAGAGGCCATTTCCATCTTGCCCTTGATGCGGGCGATGTCTTCCTGCTTGGCCCTGTCCATACCCTCAGCCTTCGCTTGGGCCTGCTTCTGGGCAAGCTCATTGCGAAGCTGCTGAAGCTCTACGGTCAAAGCGTTGGTAGCGGTCTTGTGTTCAAGGTCCTGCACAAGCTTCTGGTGACGTGCAGCATTGATCTGGGCGCGGGTAGCCATGTCCTTGAGACGAATCTCACGGTAGGCGCTGTCACCCTTTGCCTTCTCGGCTCTGGCCTTCTCGCGCTCTTCCTTGGTCTTGGCTTGCTCCTCAGCCTTGCGGGACTTCTCACGCATGGACTGCCACTGGCGAATCTTCGCCATGGTGTCATCGAAATCCTGCTTGGCCTGCGCTTCAGCCTCAGCCGCTGCCTTGTTGGCATCAGCCTTGGCGGTAAGCGTATTGAGGGCGTTGGTAGCCTCAGAGGGACCGTAGCGTTCCAAGAGCAACTTGGCACGGCGGGCCTGCTTCTTGCCAACGAGGGCATCGATAGCGTTGCCCTGGGTCTGGTTGCCACGGAGGCGACGAGAGATGTCACGGCCAATGTTCTGGCCAATCTGAGCGCCTGCCACACCACCGTAGACGCCTCCAATGGAGCCACCTACGGCAGCACCCGCAGCGCCACCTAGGGTGCTTGAGGCCATAGCAGCCCAGCCCCGGAGACCCTTGGCTGTCTGCTTCTGCATCGTCATCTCGCGGATGACCTGTATCTTACGTGCGAGGGCCTTAATCTCGTTGGGCGACTCGGAGCGGCCTGCAATTTCGTTCAGGCGGTCTTCAGTCAGACCTGTGGCGTCCGTCATGCCACCCTTGAGGGCCTTCTTGTCCTCTGTGTCGAGGTTCTGGCCGTCAATAGCTGCGGCAATCTGTCGCTTCAGGTCAGAGGCGTAGCGGTTTACTTCCTGAGACAGCGGGTCCTTCTTGGAACCCTGCATGCGGTCAGCGATGTTGTTCACATCACCTGTAATCTCAGCCTGCATCTGGGCGTCAGGGTTGTTCCGCATGGAGCTATCCACAGAGCGGATGTCCATCGCAGCGTCAAAGACGGGCTTGGCGTTGCGACCAGCGTCGATTACGCCACCAGCGCCTGCGCCGAGGATGCCTTCGCCTACAGCCTGCTTCAGGTCGATTGTGAGGCCTTTGTCAGTGAAGGCTGTTTCACCAGATTGCTGGACGATTGACTGTCCTGTTTCGGTAATGCCTTCCCTGCCTGCCTTCTTGCCAGTCTCAGTTATGGCTTCCTTACCGACATCAGTGACGGTCTTCCTGCCGATGTCCACGACACCGTCATTCAGCTTACCGATACCCTTGATACCGATGGAGTTAAGGAGACCTGAGAGTCCTGCGGTAGCTGCTGCTGCCTTCCAGTCATCCCAGTTCGGCTCAGAGCGTCCATCGTTCTTTGCGCGTTCAACGGCCACAGGGCCTGCGACACGCATGAACTCAAGGATGCCGGGGGCGGCAAGTCCACCCACAACAGCACCAGGAACTGCGCCGGGGCCACCAGTGGCTACGCCACCTACAGCACCACCAACAGTAGAGCCTGCCGATCTGACAGCAAGGTCACCAGCCATCTGGCCAGCAACTTCAGCGCCTGCACCAGCAAGGTTGCCCCAGCCAAACCCCAAGATGGGGTCAACGTAGGAGTCTCCCTGCTTGGGATTGACGAAACGGTCAGAAGCAGACACAAAGTCCTTAGGGGCATCCGAGACACCCCGCAGCCACGTACCAGCGCCTTGTAGGGCGTCTGATCCTGCTGTCTTACCGAAGGTCTCCAGCGTTACGCCGGGAAGCTCGGTGTTGGACTCCATGCCTGACCAGAACTGATCTGCGAGGCCACTGACTTCGCCCTGAGGGGCGGCACGTTGCTTCTTAATCTCGGCTGCGAGGACACCAGCAGCCTTCTTGTCCCCAGCCTTGTGGGCTTTGAGAAAGGCGCGTTCAAGCTGCTGCATGTCAGCCATGTTTAATCACCGTATTGTTTAAGGGCGTCATCCAACTCTGTGTTGGCAGCGGGTGCGGCATCTGGACCGTTACCAGTCGTAGGGGCCGAGATAGGCATTTCGTCAACGCGGGCCAGCATGAAGCCACGCAACGAACCGTATTGCTGCTTCAGTGCAGCCCTGTTGCCAAACCATTCGCGGGCGATGGCCTTCTTGCGCTTCTCTACGCTCTCAAGGAGCGTGACGAGGTTGTCGAATGCCTGCGGGTCCTGAAGGGCCTGCGGGAGCATTTCAACGATCTGCTGACGTTCAAACTCCGTAACCTGTCCCTGCCCGCGCATCTTCTGCGACCAGTTGAGACCAAGCTGACGGGTAGACGCCTGAAGTGACGAAATGCTCGTCGGGTCGATGTCGCCCACAGGCATACCAGAAAGCTGGGCGATGCCGCGGGCGATACGAGTCTTGGCGTCAAGGCCAATGCCTGCTGTCGGCGCAATCGAACGGAGGTTCTGAAGCTGGATGAGGTTGTCCTCAGCCGCCAAAGCATCGATGTACAGCTGGTCTTCAGCATCGCCACTGCCCTTGACCTCGCGGCGGGCATCTGCACCAACGCCGCTGTCACTTGCTCGGACAAGACCTGGGACACCACCGGGAACGAATTTCTGGTTCTCGTTATCCCACACGCCGGGGACGCCATTCTGGCTGGCTGAGAAGTACAGCCTGCCCTGCGGGTCATAGAACGAAGTCTTCTGGTCAACCTCAGTGCCATCCGCAGTGGTCCCAGTGTTGTCACTGTACCCACGCGCAAGCCTCGCCGTCATGCCAAGCATCTTGGCGCGGGCGTAGTCCTGCTCGGTGGGCATGCGGTAACTCTTAGCCACCTGATTGACGGCCAGTGCAGCGTCCCCAAGCCCCGTGTTGAAGTCGGGGGCCTTGAGCATCGCAGCACCAAAGGCAACCATGGCATCCGAAGCACCGGGGTTGTCCATGAAGCTGAACTTCTTCTCAGCCTCAGGCATCTGCCCGTAGACGCCCATGTCCGTGGAAGCGGCAATGGGAGACGAAGCGGCGGCATTAGGTATCACAGGGCCACCCCAAGCTGCGTTGGGGCCATGCTCCATGTTGCTGGGAACGGGAGGCATCTGAGGGATGTCGGGAGGCGGAAGCCTGCCCATGTTGCCACCCTCAGGTGCCGTGCGGTTATAGATTGGGTTAGACAGCGGAGCCTGCTGAGGCTGCTCAGAGCCCCCCCAAGAGAATACGTTTCCGAGGTCTTCAAACCAGCCGCCGCCAGTACCCGTGATTAGAGGTGATACAAGTGGTGCCATGTCTTAAGCCTGATACTGGAAGTTCTGTGGAGACTGCGTCTGCGAGTTCATCATGCCAGAGAGGTCCTTGTAGAGACCGTAGCCAGCCGCAGCGCCTCCCAAAGCCCCCTGAATGGCACCCATGGTGCTTCCAGGCTTTGAGGTCGAGCTTTGCGTCTGAGAGCCCCAGTTCTGGCCACCCACAGCGCCCATGTAGCGCGAGAGGAGGTCCCAAGGCTGGTTGTACTGGCCCTGCCAGCGCTGATAGTTGGCGTCTGCATAGCCCTGCGAGTCCTGCTGGAACTGTCCACCAGCGCGACCAAGGAGGTCGTACATGTTGACAGTGCCCTGCATACCCTGATTGCGGAGGTCCATGCCCCGGCCAACAGCGGTGTTGAGGGCGTCGAGGCCCTGCCCCTGTCCCTGAAGGTAACCCTGCATGTTGGCCTGCCTGCCCTGTTCGGACAGATTGAGGCCACTGTTGTAGGCATCAGCACGGATGGTAGATGCAATGTCACCAATGCGGTCCTGTGCGCCACGAAGGGCTACACCCTCCGCGATGCCCGTGCGTGTCGAATTGGTATTGCCTGCACCTGAAGCCTGTCGGTTGATGCCGGGAAGAACATCCTCAGTAAGGTTGCGAGTGACATCCCGTGAAGCAGCATCGATGGCTCCATTGAGGTAGGGGTTGTTGGCGTACTGCCCAGCATTGTTGATATTCTGCTGGGTGGGGTCAGCCGGATTGAAGTTGGCTGCGCGGTTGGCTGCATTCAGGAAGTTGCCTGACTGTGCCAGATAGGGCTGGGAGTCATTCACCATACCCTGGGCCAAGGTCATGCCCTGTCCCATGGAGTACTGGCCAGCGCCGTAGCCTGCCGCCTGCTGCATGGGGTTCATGCCAGCATAAAGCTGCCCCTGATACCAAGGCTGGTCGAGGTACTTACCGTAGAGACCAGCAGCGGAGTTGAAGCCAGTCTTCAGGTAGGGCTGCTGGACACTCCATGGGGAAATCGAGCTATTGGTCTTGCCAGTCTGCTGGTTAGAGCCGCCACCAGCGCCGCCAAGGACGCCTCCAATAATGGAAGACCCCGCGCCGATGAGGGTGTCGAGGAAGGCCATGTTGTTATCCTTGTTCTTATAAGGCGACCCAGTTGGTGCCGTTCCAATAGACCCAGACGTTCACGCCGCCACTCAGAGGGTCCCAGTCGGCTGCAAGCGCAAAGCGTTGCATACCGATGTACTTCTCTGTGGGTTCAGCGTCTGCCGACTGTGGGATGAGGGCATTGATGCGCCTCAGGGATGTTTCGATCTTCCGTAACTCGTCGTGGACGTGGAGTCCTATACGCAACGGGTCAGTGGGAGCATTACCCTTCGTATACGGAATGGGTACTGCATGGTTCTTTGTGAGGGGCATTAGCGCCTCGAAACTGATACGATGTCGAGGTCGAAGCCTGACAGCGAATATGAATTGTTGTTGTCGCCCTCAAAGTACCAAGAGAGGTAGCGGCCACGGGACCTAGTGTCGATCTTGTAATCCGTAGTCGGCTCAAAGCTCTGGATGGTGTCCCACTCGATGTCCTGCTGGGGATTGTCCACACCGCCAAACTTGAAGTTAAACGGGGCAGAGACATCCTCGACGGTAACCTGAGGGTAGACGGAGCGATAGTTTTTGTAAGCCTTCAGCTCCGGCACGACTTCATCAAGGTCCAGACCAGTGCGTTCCGTATACGGGACAACTGCAAGCTCAGACACTGAGTTGAATGGCAAGGCTGTGCCAATGCCAGAGTCCACGTTCACGATGCGGGTGGTTGCTATGCTGGCACCACTCGACAACACTGAGGCACCGAAGGTGTTCTTGGTGTTGTTGGAGAGCATGTCGGCGTAGGAGGAGCCCAGAGTGTCATATGAGAAGGCAGTGGACCCATCGTAGGTACGGCCAATCTGCCAACTCACGTAGGTAAGGCCTGTGAGGTTGGGGAGGTCGTGGAATGTCCAAGTGTCTTCAGAGTAGTTGTAGACAGCTGCATAGTTGCAGTAGGTGCAGTCAGTACCCAGCCACTTCAAGCCAGCATTCTTGGAGTTGAAGCAGAACCACACCTCAGATGCGGCCTTCTCATGGTAGACGAAGAACGACTCTGACTTGGTGAGGTCGATGTTTCTGAAGATGTTCTTGCGTACCCGCTTGTCACAGATGGACTTGGGGGGCGAAACACCATCATTGATGTAGATGTCATCGTCATCGAAGACGAAGTGGTTACCGTCAACCTCAACGACACAATTGGTGCCTATGATGCCGCGGTCACCGAAGAGCTTGAAGAACTGGAAGACATCCGGCCCTGCTGTGTACTCCATCGTGTACGCCATGTTGGGGGCATAGATGATGAAGGAATTGCGGAGCGTGAGGCCATCTAGGATTTCGGTCTGAAGCTCACCCAGCGTGTTCTCACCAGCAGACTTCGTGAGGTCTGTGGGGTCCCAGGAGTCAGGGACAGCATCGTACTGGGCAATGTTCGAC